TTGTAGCCCATCTTACTGAACTGCTCCCGCGTGATGCCCTGAGGCTTCGGGTCGCCGGGCTCTGCCGGAGTGACGCCCTTAAAGGACGGCTTCTTCTGCGTCTGTGTGTCGAACAGAAACTTCGTGTTTTCGTCGCTCTTCAGTGCCGCAATCTGGTCTTCAAGGCCTTTGATTGTTCCGTCATCGGAAAACTCAGCCGTGTCGATTCCCTTCAGGAGAGCCTTAACCGCGACAACGCTTCGCGCCTTTGCCCGCACGAGGGCTGATTCAACAGCGGCGTTGACTTTCGTGGACTGGTTCTCGGCCTGCAGCTCTGCAATCTGCTTCTGGAGCGCCTCGTTGCCGTCTGCGGCCTTTCTGAGGTCCTCAATCTGCGTATCGCGAGCCGCGATATCTTTTTTGAGACCATCCCGCTCCGCCACAACCGTTGCAAGCTCACCCTTGGCGGCTTCCACGTCACGGCCATTCATGCCCATCACGGAGTCAATCTGCTCTTTCGTCAATCCCAATGCTTCGAGTTCTGCTCTTTTCATGGTTTCCCATCCTTTCATTTACGCTTTTTACGGGGTTGCTCCCACCTGATTAGTTGGTTGTGGCTTTTTACGTCATCCAACAGGACAATACCCGGTGCGGGAGTCGAACCCGCGTCTCCGCCGTGAAAGGGCGGCAACTTTACCATTCGTCTAACCGGGCAATTAAAAAGCACCCCGCAGGGGATGCTTTCTGTTGTTACTCAGCGACTTCGATGCACTTGTTTTTCCACTTCTTATAGGCATCGAGATACAGCTGCTTCTTGTCGCCGTTATAGGTCAACTCGTAGTACATGCCATCCGCGACGGTAGTGCTCGCAAGCGCCTTCCAGTTCTGTAGCGCCTTACAAACCCAGACAATAAACACATTCTCCTCGGTAATGCTGCCGTTTTTGTCGGTCGCATCGCGCTCGCCATTGAAATACTCAGCAACCTGTTTCTTACAAATGCTGATAAACTGTGTGTCAGTCATGTCAACGTCCTTTCAATCAAAAAAGCACCCCCACACGGGATGCTTTTGACCTTTATTCTGTATCGTCTGTCAAACCACTTCGTCTTCAGCGATTTCGGGCGCCTCGTAGGGCTCATCACTCTCCAGACACGCCTCGATTTTCGCTTTAATCTCTTCCTCATCGACGCCCATGAAGAGCATCAGCGGGAAAGACTCATCAAAACGATCCTGATACTTTTCCAGCAGTTCATTCATGCTTCTACCTCCTTCACAAGCACTTCAAGCATTTCAGTGAAAACCTCGTAGGATTTCGGCAGGTATTTCTTGATTGTCTCAAGGCTTCCGGGATTCGTCATGGTTGCGCTGTACATTTCTGCAAAAGCCTCAGCCGCAAGCGTCCCGCGCAGGTCGGAGTCCTTCCAATACCTTTTCCCATGCCCCACCCCGCAGCTGATTGTTGCGTTGGTCGCCCCCTCGAGGATATCTGATAAATCTCCTCTGTCGCGGAGGTTTATCGCCTTAATCTCGGCCTGTATCTTGGCGTAGGCCATCGCCTTGCGGTATTTCGGTGGGCTCAGCGGCCAGCGGCCAGTCTGTTCGTAGAAGCTCCACCCTTGGCCATCCAAAATATACCCATGATCGCGGAGCCACTGCCAGTCGCCCTTGTGCTCTTTCCAAGCGGATTTCATTTCCTTGTCGACGCCGCTAACCCATTCGTCAACCTCCTGCTTGATTGTGCTATTGAATTTTCCATCCTCGTACCTTCCGGAGAATCGCGGGGCAATCTGGTTGCCGCTCGTGGGAACCCCCACACACAGGCGGTCGATTGCGTGGGCAGACTCGTGGAATGTCACCTGATGTTCAGTCTCAAAACCCGACCCCGCGGCGGCATTCTCGATATTCAGGAAAATCTTTGGAGTGCTGTCGCAATGCGCAGTGCCTTTGTGGGTTGTACTTCCAACGCGGATTTTTTCCTCTGTGAGGTCCCACAATCTCTTTGCTGCCACATTTGGGCAGTCTTTAACCCTTTGGAGGACTGCAGAGTAATGGTCTCCGAATTTCTTCGCGAACTCGCAATCCGGATGCCCCTTTATTTCTATTTTACCAGCTTCTCCCGCTGTCTGGAAGCCAGTTTTATCTCCATCCACAAAGGCTTTTGACCACTCCTTGTAGGTGGTGTCCGCAGGGACCATATAGGTCTTTCCGGCGGCGTCTTTTGCCGCTCGCTCTCCGGGTTCCCCGAAATCATCTTCGAAATACGGCACCGTGGTTGTTCTGCACCACACATGAAACGGAGGAGCGGTTACCCCCACCTCCCACTCAGACATTTTGAAATGCAGTCCATCCATATCACGGCAAATAGTCGATGTGTGCGAGTCGAGCGTTGCCACAATCTCATACTCTTCGACGCCGAGCTCAGAGAAACAAGCGCGCTGTCCGGCTGAGGCAAACGCAGCGGATTCCGTCATGACCAGCCTTCCGGCAACAGACTTTGAAACATTAAGCCGTTCCGTCATCGCCCCGATAACCTCTCGCGGGTCCTTGCCCAGCACAATCCCTTGAGTGAGCGTTGTGTTGAGCTCACTTACAAGCTTTTGTTTATTTGCCCACACGCGGTCGGAGAAGTTCCGCCCATCCTGCGCCCAGGGTTTATTTATAACCCTGTCTACTCGCTTCTGATCCAGCGTTGCGAAATTCCAGCCAACCCCGACTCCCCTCTGAATCTCATACGCCGTCCGGTAGTACCCGTCCGTATAGATGCCGCGCATAGCTGAGTCTATCGAGTCTAGCTGATTCCCGAACGCAACCTCTATCTGCTGCTGCATCTGGAGTTGTATCGCCTCAAGTCTGGATATGTGATACCGAGCGGAGGCGTTCTCGAGCTCCTTAATCCACTGGCCATTCAGTGCATTCTCCTCGCCGCGCTTGATGTACTGATTGACATCCCACTTGAACTCCTCAAGCTCGCGCCCAGTTACCAGCCTCCGTGCCTCCTGCATGGAAACGCCGTTATTATCGGCAAGTCGCTGATACCACGCCGCAAGCTGCCCCTCTATGGACCGTTGCGCCTGCCGGTACTGCGTTTCGATTTCGGCACAGCACTGTAATCCCCTGGTGTGCTCCGCCTGCTCAATCTGCTCGAACCGCTCTTTCCAGTAGTCGCCGCTCCTCATTATTTCTCACCCTCTCCCTGATTGTCGGATGTGTCAGGGGCTCCCTGTCCCGCAAACGGGTCATACTGCCGCGCTATGCGCTCTCTGTCCTCAGCCTCCTCGACCTCGAGCTGCTGAAGCTCCGCATCTAGGTCGGTCACCCACGGGTGGTGCGCTGTAATCGTGCGCCTCGAGATTATGCCGGCGGAATTTTGTGCATTCTGGATTGCATTCGCCTCATCCATCGGCATGTTGGTGTTGAATGTGATTTGCACTTCCTCGCCGCCGAAATCTCCGGAGCCGCTGTTCAGTAGATGCAGGTCAACAAAATGCATCAGGGTATCAAGCGCCGCCTGAAACTCGATTTCCATGTCCGAGGCATCGAGGTCGATGTCGTTGTACATGGACTGGATGTTCATCTGGTTCGGGGTACCTCCAATCTTCTCATCCTTGGCATCGTAGCCCATGCAGTTCTCAACGATGGCCCTTTTCAGGATATCTGAAATCGCTTTGTAGTTGTCGCTGTTTACCTCGACTTGGAGCGTCCGGACATCGCCCTTGTCTCCATCAACCGAGCGGACCTTTACCGCTCCATAGGTTGCGAGATTGTGCCGGAACTCATCGAGGTTCTGTCCATCATAGTTCACGAGAACAAGAATGGTGTTCCGAGCATCCTCAGTCATATTGTCGTGAAAATTTGACAGTATAACATTCAGGCCATCCTGCAAGCTCTTACAACTCACAATGAGCGGAATTTCTTCGTCGTTATACTTGAACGGTATGAGCGGCAACCTGTCCCAGTTATAGGCCTCGCCACCAATCGTCATATAGTCCTGATGGTACGGCGGAGCGGCAACAAGCTCTCCGTTCCAGTACTCATAGAAATCAACTCCGGAAAGCGTATAGTACTCAACCTTCGTGATTTTCTTTTCAGTTCTCCCGTCAAATACTGAGACATCGTAAAACCGGATTACAGAGTCCAATTCCGTGTGCTCCGCGTCCTTCCACTCCGGAATGATTTCGAACGGGCGAAACCGCTTGAACGCCAGCTCTCCCCGCTCGTTGTAGTAGACATACATCCAGGCGATACCACAATTCAGCGCGTCCTTACCGATGCCCTTCATTTTCTGCATGAAGGACTTGTCAAAGAAGTATGTCAACGCCTCGCGGTACTGGTCGCTCTCGCAGTTCATAGAGAACGGCTTGCCAAACAGGTAATTTGTTTTTTGCTTAACCATGCGCCGGTACACATTGTCTAACAGTCGCGCGTTAGGAAGGTTTTGCACCACCTCAAGCTTTCCATCCTTGCCGATGGCCATACGCTGCTTTTTGAGTATATCCTGCCGGCCAAGGAAGTAATCGTCTCCGGTAATCATCCACTTCCACTCTTTGGAGGTTTTTGTCCGGACAATCTCGTGCGCGATAAACTGCTCAGTGGTGACAGCCCGTGCTGCGCCCTCGCGTATGAGCCGAATAAAGCGGTCTTGCATCGATTCACCAAAAAACACTCTGTCACCCCTTTCGCTCAATCAAAACTAAATGCATCCGGAAGAAGGATTTTCGACACGCCATATCGCATGGAATCCATTCCGTGCGAAAACTCATGATCAGGACGATTCGTAGGCTTGCCATCCTTGCCCTTCTCCCAGCAGTAATTGTCAATTTCCTTTTTGAACTCCACGCATCTCGGATGAACCACGATTCTGTAGTTCTGAATCAGCTGTATGCCGTGGTTCACACTATCTCTTCCCTTGCGGGATGCCTCCGCGAGGATTCCTTCCTCTCGGAGCTCCGCGATGGATTTCGGCTCGGCGCTGTCGCAGATAATCCTCTGTCCGCCGTACCCCATCGCTTTTATCTGTGCCGCAATTTCTCGGTTCGTCGCTCCGGTCCCGTACCACTCATCGAAGACATAGATGGTCTTTGACTCCTCATCAACCATTTCGCAAACGAAAGCGTTTGGGTCTGTAAAACCAAAGTCCAAATTGAACGCCGCTTTGACGCCAGGCTTTGCCCTCAGTGCGTCCCGATCAAACTCTTCGCACTCCACATTTGTGTAAATTAGCCCCTCGGCAATTCCCCAATCGCCGTCTCCCTCAATGCGGTAGCGGCGCGGGTTCTTCTCAGCCATTTTTCTGAATATCTTTTTGTCCGACTCATCAAGCCATTCGTTACACTGCCAGGTTGTCGTTTTTGTGAAAACATCATCGTCCGGAGTGTCAAAAAAGCGTTTCTTGAGCCAGCTGGTAGCCGACCACGGGTTGAATGTCAGGGTAATCTGTTTGAAATACCCCTCGGGAACCTCGCCGCGGATTGACATATCCAATTTATTGAAATCGTCTTCATTTGTGAGCTCATAGGCCTCCTCGATCCAGACAAAACAAAGGTATCCTTTGGGCACCGAGATGGATGTTATTTTCAATCCATCATCCAGTCCGCGGAAAAGGATTTTCTGTCCCGTGGAGCGGCGTGTGATTTGCATCGGTGACACTGTACACTCAAAATAGGGCCCCACCCCGAGTTTTTGGATTGCCCACTGTAAATCGGAGTATGTGGAGTCTCTCTGTGTGTTTGAGTATCGCCTCACACACAGTCCGTTGCTTTCCGGATATTGGAGGATTCGATAAATCATGTTGAGCGCGGCGGTTTTGCTCTTTTTTGAGCCGCGGCCGCCCTTGCATACCCTGAAGCGCTTTTTGGTGTTCCAGAAATCTGCGTAGCCCTTGCCCACTGTCTCCTGTAGTGATAACCGCACGCGCCTCACCTTCCTCCCAAACAAAAAGAGCAGCCCTTGGCTACTCTTCTAGGTCGTTTATGATAATCACAGGGTCCTTACCCTCTGCCTCCGTAAGCCGCTCGAACTCCGCAAGCTGCATCTCGAGGCGTTTCTCCTCGCGCTTGTCTGCCCTCTCAGCTCTTCTTTCAGCCCCAGTCTCTCCTATTAGCTCCACCAACAGCTTCGCGTAACCAGGGGCCCCCTGTATAGCCCCTGCCACAATAGAAGCAACAACGGCATCAAGATTGCTCTCGCCGTCCTCCATGCCAACTTGCTTCATCATGCTTTTCACTTTGGGATTCACCACTGCACAGTTTAGCGCTTCTTTTAACCGCTCCCGTACCTCTTTTTTTCGCCTTCTGGATTTCCCGGAGGCAATGCCGCCATTTCTCCCTCGTTCCCTTGCTTCATCACTGCTTCGAACCGGGCCCATGTTCTTTTCATTATTCATCCTCTCACCAGTTCATTTTCTCTGTTTCTCGGGTTATCTGTATCCCACGCTTTCCTCTTTTCTGCACAGCAAAAAGGACCGCATCTCTGCGATCCTTTACGCAAATCCCCGGATTTGCACCGGGCTCCAATGGCATTCCTTCGTATGCTAGTCTTTGCTTTTTCTAGTATCCCACACCCTTAAAATAGTGTCAAGTGTTTTTTGCTCCCTCACTGATAGACTTCGCGTCTTTCCATCATGCATATAACCCAAATGTGTATGTGGTGTAGGGATAACCACATCGCCGACGCGATGTGGGTTACCTTTGATATCAATTTGCTTTCGCTTTTTACCTTTTTTATCATAATATGTTACTGTTTTTGGCGTATCCTTATTTTTTCCTCCAAGTGTAACATATATGCGATCTCTCGTTCTCGTTTCCATAGGTGCCGTTGAGGATCCGGATTTCACCTTTATAAACTTAATGTTGCGATATTGTAACACAAACTGATATTCATCTCCATAGGTGTGCGGCACATGTCCCACTTTATAAGTGCCACTGCTCGCCCCTCTTCCGCCCATCAGCCGAACTTCCTCGCACTGACGAATTTCACCGGAATCGACCCAAAATCATAGTCGGGTCTGGATCCGTAACAAAGAATTCCAGACGGCCTTAGCCTTCGCACCGCCTCATTCATTCCAGCAACCCAAAATTCTTGCGCACTCTTGTTACGCATCACCCCGACCGTAGATACGGCAACCACTCCACCTTGCTCCAGCCCCTCAAAGCAAAAAGAAAAGGTTTCGGGCTCTGCCCAACTAAGCGTTGGAATAACCACTATGCCGGCATCCTGCATCATCTGACCAATAAGCCGAGAGCGATACACATTCCAAATTTTCATAGCCATGGGCATATCCATATATAAGCTAAAATCTGGCGTCAGGGCACACGGAAATTCCCTCAAGCGCTCTATATAAGGATAGGGGTCATTCCAAATTCGTTCAAACTGATAGTCGTCAATAAAAAAATGAACCCCAGCATCTCGTCGGTCTGTGCTTAAAACATAATTGAATCCAATTAGGTCTTCCGGCATAAACTTTTCGGGTTTGATTGTAGGGAACTGATAGAACCCTTTGCTACGGCCTTGGTCGTAGGCAAACAAATTGTAAGCGTCACCTGTCCGCAGGCGCTCGCTCCCTTTTTCTCCTGTCTCCGACTCATCGTCAATTTCGACTCCCTGTTCAGACTCTACGCCCAGGAAGAAATTGAATCTCCCCATGTCAATGGCGGAAATACCGCTCAATTCTCCCTTTAGCAGGCCAAAGTCCCATGTGGATAACTCCGAAACACTATTATCTGCCAGGCGAAATGCTCGTACCTGTTCTTCGCTCAAATCCACCACTCGCACGCACGGTACTGTCTTGAGTCCAAGCTTTTTAGCCGCTTTAGCGCGTGTATGTCCCGCCACAATTACTCCGGCCTTGTCTATCACAATTGGAACTCTAAACCCAAACTCTCGGATGCTTTCTGTCACTGCATCCACAGAGGCATCGTTGTTTCGAGGGTTTTTCTCGTACGGTCTTATAGACTTAAGCGGCAACTCCTCAATCTGCATGTTACCTCCTTCTCAGATTAAACAACACTGGATAGATCTCCGCTTTAAAGCACAGAAAAAGGAGCGGCCATGGCGAACCGCTCCTTTTTCCGTTAGAAGGAGGTTACGTGCCCTGCGAAAGCAGGGGAAGCCACCGGCGGGCATTGAAGCCGCCTCCCCCTCCCGCAGGCGGACACAACGTGACCCGAGGGCTGCACTGCGGCTCTTCCCGCGTTGCCACCTTTTCACTTTTAAATACTATCAGTACAAAGCGTACACGCAAGCTTTTTGAGAAATTACTTTCCGATGTGGCTCACCAGAAAGTACTCCCACCACAACTTCCCGAACAGATATATCGCTCCCACCACCAGCAGCAAAACCCCTTGCCAAAACTCACCATCACGCTTCACCTTGTCACTCCTCTCTGTGCGTGCTCCGTTCAGTCTCGAATCCGTCGGGGTAGCGCTTCACGAGCTTGTCAACGTTCCGCTGCATGATGCTTTCCAGATCATACCCGAGCCCTTCCGCTGCGACCGCGAGATACCACGCCACATCCCCCAGCTCCTCTGCGAGGTGCTCTTTATCCAGCGTGTGCCCCTGGAACATCGTCTTTTTCACAATGTCGATGCACTCTCCCGACTCTCCGCAGAGCCCCATGACTCCATTGAGCAGTAGGCTGTCGCTCCGGTACCCACCCGCTGTGCGTAATGCTTTCTCCTGATACTCGTTTATTGTCATCTCTCTCCTCCTCATCTCTTGTATGTGACCCGTATCCCGTCATCCGACTGGACCGTAATGCTGATCGGAAAGCCAATCAAGGTCTGTGCTCGCGCCAAATATCTCGAATCCACGATTTTCAACTTCCTTTCGTGACTCTCCTCACACCTCTTCGCCTCTGCCTTATCGGCGTAATCCGTGCGACAAACCTCGCATGTGTAGACTACCTTCTCCTTCACACTCCACCCCATTCCGTTGCCGCAAAAAACCTTGCCGCTCTCACTCTCGCCCAGTCCGTCCCCGCGTGTCCATTGTGTCTACTCACCGCATCCCAGGTCATTCCGTCGATATATCTTTGTCTGAGTATCACTCGGATTGTCGGATCAGGAATTTTTGCAATCCTCTCCTCCAGATACGCCGCTCGCTGCTCCTGCTCAAAGGCGAGAACCTTGAAATGCGCCTCACGCTTTTTTCGCAGATCGGTGAGTTTGTCGATTTCCGGAAGCGGAACTCCAGTAATGCGGATATGCCCGTTTGTGCCGTCCTCTCGCGTACCGTAGACGCTGTCAGTGACCTGAGTTGCTTCCGCCTCTCGGATCCTCCGCCCAAGCTCTGCCACTCTCTGCTTCGCATCCCTAACTTCGCACATAATGCCGAGATACTGCTGAAGCTCCTCTTTCAGGCTCACTCGCAACCCTCCTCTCTGCCAAGCGCATCAGATATTCCCCATCCACATCGCAAAACTTCTTGCATCGATTGCTTTGCAGAAAAGCCTTTGCCCTGTCCAATTCTCGCCGGTGCTTGGTGTAGTACCAGCGGCTGTATCGTGCGCGGTTCATGTAAAGTTGCAACAAATCCATGTAATCATCCACCGCCACGCGCACAACCTCCACCGCAAGCCTGGCATAGCACCCCTCGAGCCCAGTGGTCATTCCGAAACCAGATACAGCCGGTCCTCTCCGCTCCCGCGGCTTTGCGAGGTCTTTTCCCCGCCTGCTCCCCTCATCCATCTCACTGCCTCTCGCTCACAATCTCACCGGCGCAGGCTGCATACCCCGCAATGTCGAGTACCGTATCCATGTGATCGCTCTGCCCACATATGAACCGCCCAACCTTCGCCTGAATTTGCATCATCGCCACATCGACCGCATCGATTTTCACCGGAATTCCGGTTTTCTCGCTCAGGTAGATGCTCCACAGCTCCGCAATTGCCTTGTGTGTTTTCGCGGGCTTTCCGTGCTGCCCCTCCCGCTCGGTCACAATGTCTTTTACCTCATCAAGAAACTCAATCTTCTTCATGCAGTCATTCCTCCACTCTCAAGATTTGCTCTTGCAATGGCCTCCGCCATCAGCGGGACCACGCTATTTCCGATTTTTGCAACCTGCTCGGATTTCGGATATCGGTTTCCTTCGGCATCTCTGTCAATGATGTATGTATCCGGAAATCCTTGTGCCTTTTTAAGCTCCTCCGGTTTCAGCATTCTGAAACGGATGTCGCAGATACCATAGGTCTCAGGCTTACCTCCGCCACAGCATCCGATGAGGCCATAGTGTCCCGATGTCGTCAGTGCCCCAATCGGCTCATCCATCCCCTGACCTATGCTTAGGCCATAGAATTTTGTCAAAAAGAATGCATCCTCGCCCTTTTTCAGCACACAGCTCACCATGCCAAAACGGTCTTTGGTTGTGATCGTGCCGAGTGGCTCATCCATCACCTGCCCGCAGCCGGTGCCGTAGTATTTGACCAGAAATGCCGCCACGGCCTCCCTTGTCGCCACATCGCACTCTCCAACACTTGCCGTCTGCTCACGATCCACAATAACGGTTGCGAGACCATATCTGTTTGACGTATCAATCGTCTTGAGCGGCTCTGTGAGCACCTGTCCTCTTGCGTCTCCCTCTTTGGTCTCGCTGTGATACTGGACAAGAAACGGAAAGGCTTCGCCGCCCGGCAGGATAAAGGGATTCGGATTCTCAACGATGTATTTTCTAATGCCATTGGCTATTCGCCTGAGCGTTGCTTCCGCCAGCGGCTTTTTCCTCCGGAAAATCGACTCTCCGAGATCCGTAAAATCGATGCAGTCCGCTACCGGCCTCCATTTTTTTAGCCCAAAACTCCCAACCTTGCTGTAGGTAGCCGCGGGGAACTTTATCGACTCCCCGTCGCTCCGGAACACCGCGTACCAACGCTTGCGAGTCGTGGGCGCTCCATAGTCGGCGGCCACCAAGGTTTGGCACTCAAAGCTGAATCCAAGCCCGCGCATTGCCGAAATGAATTTCCTGTAATCCTCTCCACGCCGCTCCGGTATCCTGTGACCGTTTTTATCGAGCGGCCCCCAGTCCTGAATCTCCTCGACATTCTCCATGAAGAGGACCTTTGGGAGGCTTCCCGTGGTGTCTCTGATTTGCTTGCAAAGCCGGTATACCGCCCACGGCAGCACCCTGAGCCCCTGTTCTCTCGGCTGTCCGC